AGAAAAATATATTAGTTTAATTAATTCATAAAACAAAAAAGCCAGCCTATTTCTAGACTGGCAATTCTGTAAGTAGGTATTACTTCTTTGGTGCTGCCTTCTTAGCGGCCTTCTTTACAGGGGCTTTAGCAGCCTTCAGAGCCTTCTCTACCTCTTTAGCATCTGGTAGTACACCAAATGCCTTATCATTAGGGTTGATCGCTCTAATCGCCACTGGCGCTACTGCTGCCACAAGTGCAGTCCATAGATCTTTTGGATCTGTTACGCCTGCCATGTATAGTGCAAGACCTGATGCAAGGACTGAACGTCCGTATGATGCAAGTACTGCCTTTAGTTGTTCTGTGTTCATTTTTCCTCCTAGGATAGAACCTTAATTAGTATAGCATATCCAGCCCATAAACCTATGATTCCTGCGACTCCCGCAAAAACTGGAGGTGCTGGGACTGGCAATTTGAATGCAGCAAATACTAAGCCACATCCAAAACCTGTTAAAACTGATAACAAAATATCTTTCATTTTTCCCCTATTCAAAGTTTTTTCTATTCCAATAAAATTTTTTATATCCGCCTTCTATAATTTTTTTAATACTATAAACATTTTTTTTATAAAATTTTTCATCATATTCTATTTTATTTGAAACCCAATTTTCTCTTTTTATAAATGTAATTTGATAGATAGGTGTGCCAGCAGAGATAATTCCGCTAAAACCCTTTTTAATTAAAAATGGAAGTGGGCCGTTAATAGACCAAACATCGGTATCTATAATACCAGTCATAGTATGAAATGGTAGATCAAATCTATTAGATGGGTGATGATACATAGCACTATAGCCATTTGGAGTTTTTGGTTCCCAAGGAGTTATCCAATGAATTTCTGTATTGTAGTATCCATCAAAATTTGGCAATATTCTTTTAGACTCAAATTCTTCCAATCTGGTTGAGCAAGGCCTAATCTCGCCAAACCATTTGTAAGATATTAGGTCATTTCCTTTATCATCTACTCCATTGTAAATTATTTCTAAATCACATGGCAATTCTTGTATATATCCCGATAAAAAAGAATCAAGAAATGGCATACATGCCTTTGCAGTCAAATCTGTGTCAATATTATTAATCTTAAATTGTTGTCTTGGCATATTTTTAAGCCATTCAGGAAAATATTTTTTTGCTGGTTTTGGATGATCTACTAAAAGTTCTAAATTTTTTGATCCTGGTATAAAGGTAACTTTTTTATTTTTCATTTAATCATCCTCTGGCAACAAAGTCTTTAGTTCTTTGTATGCAATAGAAATCTTTTTCATGGAATCATAATGTGGATATGCAGATCCCACTTCCCCATATTTTTCAAAATAAGATATATCTGAATCAACATTGCTGACAAACTTATTTAATCCTTTTTGAACATCCTCAATGTATCCAAATGCCCAATCACGAGAATCAGAGAGAAACTTAATAAAGTTTTCTTTATGAACTAGGTCATCTGAAGTTTCTTTTTCTTTTAAAGATTTTACTGTGTCAACATATTCTTGTAGTAATGATTTTTCAATAAAAACTTTTTTTAAATCTTTTTTTAATTTAATTGACTTATTTAATACCAACAAATAAGATGCAAAAAAGCAGGCAGATAATGTTGCAAAAACAACAACCAATATATCGTTCATGTTAGCCCCCTATACCCATATAATTATACTGCTTAACTACCAGTTTGTCAAACTGTAAAAATCTTTGAACTTTGTATGAGTAAACTCCTCATACTCCTCAAGAGTTCTGACATTTCCAGCACCAAATATGCCAATTTCTTCACCACAAAGAACTCTTTTTTGTTTTCTATAAGATATATCTTCTAGTTCTTTCCATGACATCCCCCTTAGATTTCTGTCTTTCCATATTTTGTTATATCCTCCACGAGAATAGAAATGATAAACAATGTTTTTTGCTGGAGAATATATGTCCCATCCTCTTGTCCAAGATCTCATAGCAAAACAAACCTCTTCACCAAAAAAACTAATCTCTGAATCATAAGGAACTTCGTTTACTATTGAGCCATCACAAAATATAAAGCCCCCTAATATTGTTTCAGATAGTTCTGGATTTTCTTTTGACCTGTCTTCAAACTCAAGTCTTTCTGCTGTCCATTGTTTTCTTTTATTTAATGATAGTTTTTGTCTTGTTGGGTATGGTTTAATCTTTGGATTATTTTTGATTAAATACATACCTCCATTTCTTTCAGGCTCAAATGGTGCTGGGAAATAAGAAAGAATAACTTTGTTATGTCCAGATATATTTTTTGCTTTGCTTAATTGATCTATGGCAACTAAGTCCCAACCCTGTACAAACCTTGTATGTGAATCAATTTGAAGAAAATAGTTTTCATCAGAGTATAGTTCCATGGCCCTTGATCTTGCATACCCTGCACCTCTAGCCTCTTTTGGATGAATCTTAGTAAGAGACAAATTTTTTACATAGGATAGGTCAGGCATTTCAGATTCAAGACCCTGATAAACTACACCAAAAAATAAGTTTTCTGGGTTAGTTGCATTATCTATAGCGCTTCTTATTGTCCATTGAAGTTCAGGATCACGATAGGAAGCAATAGATATAAATATGTTCAATTAATTGCCTCTCTAGTTACTAATACAATTGCGCCTTCCATTTCTAATGCCTTTTTTAAATTTAAAACATACTGAAGAGCCTGTATCTTCTCATCATGAATCATTTTTGCAAACTTATATTCATTTAATTTAATAGTTAAAAAATGTTCATTGTCAATTAACTCTACAGCAAACCCTTTTGGAGGTAAGATAGAATGAAAGGCTCTACGCATTTGATCTGTATACATTAGTTGTACTCCTTTTTAATCCAATGATTATTTTTATAAGACCTTTTTATTGTTGATACAAACTTTTCAAAATCTATATATTTTTTATCTTCAATATATTTTTTATAACTTCTTGTCCAAGACTCTCTTTTTATTGGAATAATTTGAGCAATTGGTGTTCCAGAATTTATTATTCCAGTAAAATTTTTATGTACAAAAAATGGAAAATGAATTGGGAGGGTATAGTTATCGGTATCAACTATTCCAGATATTGTTTTAAATGGAAGGTCAAACCTGTTTGATGGCTGCATAAAAAGTGTAGAATAGTTTTTTGGAGTTTTTATTAAAAACTGATTGTGCCACTTAAAGACAAATGGAGTGTAGTCCTCTGGAACAGATAAACCAATCCACTGTTCTTCTGAATGAAAAGTTACTATTTCTCTTTGAGTTCTCCAATTAATTTGTTTTTTGTTATCTATAGTATTTAAAATTTCAATGTCTGCTGTTAGATATATTATATACCCAGAAGTCATTGCATCAAAAAATGGAATACATTTTTTATAGGTAGAGGTTGTAACCACAGGATTACCTGGGTACAGTTCTGTAGTCATGTTTTTTATTTTTGGATTACTTAATCTGTACCATTCTGGAATAAACTCTTTTGCTGGAGCAATGTTAAAAAAATTTTCCGAATACTTTTCAATTGGAAATATTTCTATTTTTTTCATTTACTCATTCCATTGTCAGTGCTTGCCAAGTATTTGCCCAATCCTGTTTTGTTTTATGCCTATTAAACTCTCTAGAAATACTTCCAAGTTCAAGAAAAACTCCACCCCAAACACCATACTCTTTACCAGAAACACCTACGGCAAAGCATGTTTTTGAAACGGGACACCTTTGACATATTGAATCTACTATTGGACGAGTACTAATATCTTCTTCGTATTTATCAAAGAATATATCTGTATCTAGGCCCAAACATGCAGCACTATCTTTCCATATATGTTGTTTCATTATTGACCGTATTTGTTTGGAATATCCCAACCATTACGATTAAGGTTAAAGGTTTTTTGAATATACCATGCGTTTTTTACACGTACACCACTTGGCGATGTTCTTGCAAGATCTGATCTCTTGCGTTCAACAACATCCCAGCCAACCCAGGCAAGTTCTTTGTTTCTTGAAACAATTTTTTCCATATGTGTTAATGAATTAATTATCATAATTTTCTCTCT